TAGATAAAGTAGGACCAGTAACAGCAGAAAAGATATTAGGTGAAGCTAAGACACTAGAACAGATGTGGGAGAAAGTAGTAGCTGCTTACGAAAAAAAGAAATATAACTTTGCTGATGCTGTTCTTAACGCACAGCTTGCAAGAATACTAAGGGATGGAGACTTTGATTTTGATACAGGTGAAGTGTCTCTCTGGACTCCATAAAAAAACACCAACAACGCAGTAGCATGGGCTGTTGGTATTTCTTTAGTTGCCTGGATAAGCATATCAACCTTATCACACAAATTTTAAGTTGCTATACTTTATTCCATAAATTGACATATACTAAATATAAATCTTTTTAATTCATGGCATCTGAAAAACTACCAGTTATTACAGATGAAATGATTTTTGCCTTAGATCAAATCTTTCCGCATCGCCATCCTGATTTGTCTTTATCTGATAGAGAGGTATGGTATAAAGCAGGGCAGCGTTATGTTGTTGATTTTTTAATTGAACAACAAAAACGCCAAAAAGAAACCATGCTCACTAACACTGTTTTGGAGAATTAACTATGTGTATCGGCGGACCACCAAGACCCAAACCATTACCACCACCAAGGCCAACAGCACCAATGCCAGAACAGACGGCTAAAACAGTTGCGGCTCCCTCTAAAAAGAAAAAAACAGGAACTGGACAACAAGCACGAAGGTCTACTGGTGGTACAAGTTCTTTACAAATTAAACCTTTAGATACAGGCACTGGCCCTAACTTAAACATACGTTAATGGAATACTCAACAGGTGGACAGACTGCTGCTGGTCGTTATGAAAAGTTGCAGAGTGATAGGTCTACTTTTTTAAGAGAAGCGAAAGAATCTTCCAAGCTCACTATTCCTAGCCTTATACCAGAATCCGCAACTGGTACAAGAAGTAGGATAAAAACTCCCTTTCAAGCCTTGGGAGCAAGGGCTGTAAATTCTTTGTCGGCTAAATTATTAGTAGCTCTTCTTCCACCTAGTACTCCATTTTTTAAATTAAGTATTGATAGTCTTGCTCTTCTTAAAGAAGGTGGGCAAGAAGGATTAGAAACTGAAATAGATAAAGGATTACGCACCATAGAAAATGCTTTGATGGATGAAATAGAAGTTTCAAATGATCGTGTTGCAATGTTTGAAGCTTTAAAACATTTGATAGTTGGTGGTAATGTTCTTTTGTATCTAACAGATAAAGGATTAAAAGTTTATCCGCTAGAAAAATTTGTTTCCAAAAGAGATGAAGTTGGAAATGTTTTAGAAATAATTACAAAAGAATCAGTCAACCCACAAGCATTACCATTAGATTTTTTAAATCAAATAAAGAAGAAAGAAAACTATGATGAAAAAACAATGGAAGATGACCTCGACATCTATACCTACGTTAAAAGAATTAATGACGACCATATATGGTATCAAGAATGTAAAGGAGAAAAGATACCAGGCACAGATGGTAGATCAAAAATAGATGTTTCTCCTTGGATTTTATTAAGGTGGGTTCGTATTGATGGAGAAAATTTTGGTCGTGGATATGTTGAAGAGTATCGTGGCGACCTTATATCTCTTGAATCTTTAACACAGGCAATAATTGAAGGTGCTGCTGCTAGTGCAAAGATCTTATTTCTTGTAAATCCAAATGGTCAAACAAGAGCAGCAACTTTAGCAAAGGCTCCAAACGGTGCTATACGAGAAGGTAGTGCTGCTGATGTATCTGTAATGCAAGTAGGTAAACAAGCAGATTTAAGTGTTGCACAGCAAGCAATTCAACAGATAGCAGCTAGACTTTCTGACGCTTTTCTTATGGCTAGTTCTATACAAAGACAAGCTGAAAGAGTAACAGCAGCAGAAGTAAATATCATGGCTCAAGAATTAGAAAACTCTTTAGGTGGTGTCTACTCTATTCTCAGCCAAGAGTTTCAACTACCCTATCTCAAGCGTAGGATGCACATGCTTGTACGTTCTGGTAAAGTACCAAAGCTTCCAGACAAGATTGTAAAACCTAAAATAGTAACTGGTATCCAAGGTCTTGGTAGAGGTAATGATAGAAATAAACTTATTGAATTTATTGGAACGGTAGCTCAAGCTTTAGGTCCAGATGTAATGAGACAATATGTAAATGTAGATGAAGCAGTCAAACGACTAGCAACATCTATAGGGATCGAGACTACTAACCTTGTTAAGAGTCAAGAAGAAATAGCAGCCGAGATGCAAGCTATGCAACAACAGCAGCTTATACAGCATCTTGGACCTGCTGCCTTGGGATCTAAATTACTTGATCCTAAAAACAATGCACAAGCACAACAATTACAGGAGCAATCTGATGCCAACCAAGAAACCTAATTCTAAAACTGAAACGCCTGATACTGAACCAGCAAAGGCTGTTGTGAGTAAACTAGGTGTTAATGACGTGCCTACTCCTACAAAGCCAAAGGTGGTCAAGACCAAAAATGGTAATACAATGACATTTAACTAACAAAATTTTTATGACTTCATCTCAAGTAAATGTTTCTGAAACACCTCCTATGTCTCAGGAGGATCTACAAACTCTTGCTAAAAATGAGACTGATGATAATGGTCTTATCTTAGGTAAGTTTAAATCTGTTGAAGATTTAGCTGCTAGTTATAAAGAACTAGAAGGAAAGCTTGGAGATTTTAAACAAGAAGAATCAACAGAAGAGAATACTGAAACTGAAGAAGAATCAGATTCTGAAATCAATTACGAAGAACTTTATGGTGATGGTGTTTATTCTGTCTTACAAGAAGTAGGCATTGACCCAGAGGACATTAGTAACAGATTTATGGAAGAAGGTTCATTGAATGATGATGACTATGCCAAGTTACTTGAAGGTGGTTTTTCTAGAACTTTAGTTGACACTTATTTAGAAGGATTAAGATCTACTGGCAATGTAATGGAGATTGCTAGTCAGCAGATACAAGGTATCAAGGACTCGGTAGGTGGTGATGAAAACTATAGTCAAATGGTAAATTGGGCTTTGAATAATTTACCTTCTGCTGAAGTTGATGCTTTCAATCAACTAACAGAGA